CCGCTAAGTCCCATCTCTCGATGGGTTTCTTTTACTTCTCATTGGTAGGCGTCGTAGCCCCAATGCAAAATCGGAGTCCTTTCTATGGCTAATATTGCCAATCTAGTAGCTTTTGACGGTGCTGCAGTCCCTGTTACCCACACTTTTGTTCCCGTCGACGTGAGTCGCGCGAAGAACAAGATCATGGCTAACTGGCGAGAGCAGATTCCCTCGTTGCCGGTGTACGCACAAATACGCGTGTCATCGGTGTCCGAGTCTCTGCCCTCAGGCATTGTCAAGAGTGAAGTTAAAGTAGTTGTCCCCGTGATGGAAGCGATTAACGCTCAGAATGCGGCAGGTTATACTGCCGCGCCGAAGGTGGCGTACGAAAATACGTACATTCTGACCTCGTTCGCCCATCCACGGAGCGATATCACCGGCAGACGTCTCGCACGTCAGTTACTCATCAATCTTTCTGGAAACGTCGCAACTTCCGTTGCGGCCGCTACAGCAGGGATGGTTCCTGACCTGTGTGATTTGCTAGTCTCTCCCACCTAACGGGTAGCTTTCGCTACGATCCGCTATACTTACTTAAAGGAGGTTTAATATGGCTCTCGCCATGGATCACCGTTTTACAACGATGGAGACAAACAATGTCTGCTTCACTATCGCAAGGTACCACGCGTGCCAACTTACGGATGCGTCAATTAGGGAACGTGTTTTACATGACATTAATTGTCATGCTGTTCCTTTGTTGTGTGACCTTAGTGTTGACTATGCTGCTGTTTCCGTCTCTGATGCAATAAATCTACGTCAGATTGCCGCGCTATTTTCTAAGCGCGCTGATATTGACTTAGGCATTGATAAGGAAGCGGCTGCATGGGAAACATTCCAGGCCACTGAACGCTCCTGCCTTCGGACTAACGAACGATTCCGACTCCTTGCTCGTGGCTACAATACTTTTAGCCCCGGCGTGCACACTATACTTCATAGTGCGTCTCGAAAAATTGCTCGAGTACTCGGTGTCGTTCCGCAGTTTGAAAGGTTAGACTTCCGTTTTGGCCCTGGTGCGACAACTTCTATAAAGAAGAAAAATGCATCGCACAAGCGTAAGCTTAGTGAACGGTGTCAATGTAGCGAAGGCCTCGTCAAGCTCCTTCCGGAGCTCCTCGAGGAAGTACCCGCCTGGTGCGAAGCCATGAACTTGGCCCAGCCCGACGGTGAAACGTATCAGGTACTCGTCGACATCGTCGACGCGCGCCTGTCCTTCGTCCCGAAGAATGCTAAGACTCATCGCAGCACGGTCGTTGAGCCTGTACTGAACAGTTTTATTCAGCTCGGGCTCGGCGACTATATTGCGCGCCGTCTTAAACAGCATTCAGGTATCGATATCACCGACCAGAGCCGCAATCAACTCGCGGCTCGAGAAGGTAGTATCACCGGCGCCTTAGCGACGCTGGACCTCAGTAATGCGTCTGACACCATCGCGAGAGAGCTCGTTTATCACTTGCTCCCTCTTGACTGGTTCCTCTTACTGGACAGCTGCCGTTCGGCTTCTGTTAAGTACAAGGATAGTCGGATTTTGCTTCAGAAGTTTAGCAGCATGGGAAATGGTTTTACTTTTCCCCTTGAGACCCTTATTTTTTGGGCTCTTGCATCAGCGGCATCAGAAGATGACCCTCGAGTCCTCGCTTATGGCGATGACCTTGTGGTCCCCACTGAGCACGCTGACACAGTCTGCGCTCTTCTCGAGGCGGTTGGCTTCACAGTCAATCGCGAGAAGAGTTTCACCTCTGGACCCTTCCGTGAATCTTGCGGAAAGGATTACTGCTCGGGTATTGCCGTACGCCCTTGTTATCTTAAAGATCAGATAACATACCTTGACTTGTTTCGATTCCATAATTTTTACGTAAGGAATCTCGACTTTCAAGGCGCCGCCCTTTGCCTTCAGTACATCCCAGAAGACATCCGTCTATGGGGGCCTGACGGCTTCGGGGATGGCCACCTACTTGGTGATCACCCTCGTATCCCGTTCAAACTTGACCGGGGTTGGGGCGGTTATATCTTTGACACGTATTCCTCCCGTGCTAAGCGTGATTTCGCGCCGCGCCCTGGAGATCGTGTTCTTCCTACTTACTCGATATACTTGAGTAATGGTGTGAGTCGTGAAACTTTCACTCCTCACAGTAAGGAAGGTGACCCTTCGGCATCCCTGCCTGGGGTCACAGGATATAAGCGTACGTCGATCTACACTTTTGG